ATTTACCGTCTGATCCTTCAGCAGGTCGTGACGCAGTTACAAAAGATTATGTAGACAATTTATCTTTATACGGTGCTACCACAGCTCCTCAGTCGTGGACTATTGAACCTGGAGATTGGACTGATGGGTCATCTCAAACTGTTACTTTAACTGATCCTGTTCCTCTTTCGGACGATGACATGATGTTCTTTGTTGAAGTAGACGGTGTTATACAAAAACCTACTACTGACTACACAATTACATCAAATGATGGTGTGTACACTCTAACATTAGTAAGTGAAACAGAAACACCTACAGCCAATGTTCATGTTAGAAACTTAGGATTAGCTCGTAATGTATTTGCTAGTACAATTTCAGGAGACATTAGCTTTGATACTGACACTCTTCATGTTGACTCTACGAATAATAGAGTAGGTATGGGGACTACAACTCCTGAACAAGAACTTGAGGTTGCAGAAAGTGGAGGATCTCCAATAGTACAAGTTAGCGATGGTACTCGTAAACTTCAGATGGGTTCAGATAGTAATAACCCATTTATAGGTACAAGCACAAACCATGATCTTAGAATTATTTCTAATAATACTGAACAAATGCGTGTTAAAGCTGACGGTAAAGTTGGGATTGGAACTAATGCGCCTGCTCGGCAACTCCATATTACAGAAACTGGGAACTCTTTAATACGATTAGAAGGCGGAGCAACTAGTTCTGTAGGTATAGAGTTTTTAAATTCAGGTAAAGACGCTACTTTAATAGATAGTTCTGATGAAAACTTACGAGTATTTACAAATGGTTCTGAAAGATTGCGTGTTCTGTCTGACGGTAAAGTAGGGATTGGTACTAATGCCCCTAATGCACTATTACACATACATGAAACCGATTCAGCAGGGGTTTACAACCGATTAACTAACTCAGGAAGCACTACGGCAGGCACAGCAATAGGTTTATCTTCTGCTGATAATACGGTTATTCAAAATGAAATCGCAGCTAAACATATTATTTTTAATCATGTAAAAAGTGGCGATGGATCAACTGTTACTCAAGCAGCAAGAATAACTGAGAATGGGCTTCACTTTCCAAACGGAAGTGATACTACGGTTCCTTCTTCGGCTGCTACAGGACTTGATTACTATATAGAAGGACATATTGTACCAACAATTTCAACAGGAGACGGTACATCTATAACTTTGGCTGCTTCTGGAGCTAAAATAAGATATGTTCGTATAGGACGTTTAGTGACTCTTACAGGACGTTTACTTGTATCGTCTGGGTATGCTACAGGTTCAGAACATAATCACACAGCTAAAATTACGAACCTTCCATTTACTTGTCTTTCTGGGACTACTTGTACTACTGCTGTTCCTTTAATAGGAAATTTTGATGCGGGGGGTGCTTCAAATGATGCTGCAATTAAAATAACACAAAATACAAAAGAATTAACTATAGGAAAAATGATAACTAATGATTTATATACAGATAGAGGAGCAAATTTTCTTAGAACTAACGATGAATTGTTTATAAATATATCTTACATGGCTAGTGATACAGAATAATAAAGGAGAAACCAATGGCAACTAAAGTTCAATATACAAAGCTAACAGCAGCAACTGCCGATCAAACTGGCACTGTTAATTTTACAACCTTAACAGGGAAAACAAGTACCAGTTCAGCGAACGCTAATAAGATTCCTGTTCTTAATGCACAAGGTAGATTATCGGCTGAAGTTGTTGAGAGTCCTACGTTGTGTCAAATGTGGCGATTAAACGCTGATGTAACTACAGGAATAGGATCAGGCTTTTTTGGAACAGGTATTGAAGCCTGTGAAACAGCTCCTCAAACTCAATATGGTACTAAAGTAGCTACGCCTCCAACATCTTCCGCAGCAGCTACCGCAAATATTACTGGAATTTTAGACACAAGCGGAATTCCTGCGGCATTGCATGGAGAAACTATTACTCTTATAGATGCGGCTGGATCTCCTGTAACAAAGACTTACAAGTTTATGAATAGCAGTACAAGTAACGGAGCTATTGATGGTGGTGATAGTACGATTCATATTGCTATTCAAGGAGAAACTTCTAAAGAAGGTTTAGTTGATAATATTGAACAAGCTGTCGAACATGCGAATGGACATAATGGTTCAATTTCTGTATCAAGATCAGGAGCTGCCTTAACATTAACTCAAGGAACTGCGGGTACTGCTGGTAACACTACTATTACTTTTTCATCGGGCATTAACACTACTACTGAAGTAAGTAAAACTAACTTTACAGGTGGTACGGACACTGGGACATTTAATTTCCCTCAAACAGGAATTTGGTTAGTGACTTGTAACGCTATGATTCAAAGAGCTTCTGCGGATGCTGAATATGTCGGTGTTAATATTTACGGTACTGCTAATTACACTACTGCTCCTGCTGTGTTTACTCAATTAGCTGATGCGTATTGCTCAGTTAAAACTGATGTTCATGCTAATCATAGGCACATGATCCAATGTATGACTTTGTTTGATTGTGTAAATACTGACACTCATAAAGTAAGGTTTAGGCATCATTCTTCTGCGGCTGCCACAATTATGGGCAATACAGATGTTAATGAAACTACGTTCACATTCTTGAGAGTCGGAGACACCTAATGAATGAAGAGATATTAGTGGCTCTAGGAAGACTAGAGGGTAAAGTAGATGCTCTTATTACTCGTCAATCTCTTATAGATGAAGAGTTAGGAAGACAAGAAAAACGTATTCGTACCCTAGAACAAAGTAAAAGTTGGGTACTTGGTGCTGCTGCGATGGTCGGAGGAGCCGTATCTCTTTTAATTAGATTTATTAAAGTGGAGTAAAAAATGAGAATTCATAGATTTACAGAAAGCGATGGGACTTTTCCTATTGCTGATACTAATGATTCGGCTGTTATTCAGCCAAGATTAGGGAAACATCGAACTGGAATTTTCCATTGTCAACAAACTAACGATACAGCAACAAATGTTTTGTTGTACGGTTCAATGGATGGAAACGCTGGCTCGTATGTTCTTGTGCATACATTTACAGCATTAGACACTGATACAACTGCCGTTGGTTCTGCAATTGTTACATTGTTTCCTTATATGTATGTAGATCAAAGTGCTAACGGATCAATTCGTGCTTATATTGGAGAGTAATTATGCCTCTTTGGAAACCTACAGATAGAACTGATGTCCATCTCTGGCTAAAACCTGAAGACATTACAGGCATCAATACATGGACGGATAGTTCAGGTAAAGGAAATTCCCCTACACACACTGCACCTCCTAGTAAATCAGCTACATTAAAAAATGGAAAAAACAGTGCGGCATTTAATGGGTCTTCTCAGTATGTAAAATTAGATGATGGAGGAACACAGCCAACAGATGTAGGTACTGGTAATTTTTATATAGGAGCTTTTATTAAAGTCCCTACTATATCTTCTAGTGTTCAAACAATACTAGCAAAAGACCGAACAGGAAGTACATTTTCTCTAAGAATGAACGCATCTCGATATGTTATTACGGCACTACCAAGTGGGAACGTAACAGGTGGTGATGCTTTAACGATTGGAAACTATTATTGGGTTTGGTGTTTTAGAGAAGGAACTGGATCAAATGAAGTCAGTGTTGGATATGGGGATACAGTAGATACAACGGGGACGAGTAATTCGAATCTAGATGAAGACTCAGAATTTTATGTAGGAGTTCGAGAAAATTCTGGCGGTTCTGGATTAGAAAAGTATTGGTCAGGAGAAATTGCCGAAGTTCTTGTTGTACACGCTTACCCAGGAACTGATGATGTTGATAGAATTGAAGGATATGTTTCTCATAAATTTGGTGAAGAAGGGCAGTTAGCTTCTGCTCATGCTTACAAATCTGGGCCGCCTACTTCTTGCCACTGTGTCGCAAAAACTACTTTATCAACTACTGTTTTATCTTCAAACCCTAGAAACCCAGCCGAATTAACAGAAAATTTAAACACTTTTGACGAACGGAGGAATTGGACTTATGGATAAAAAATCACTAGAAACTTTACATAATAAACTTGCTGAAGATTTATTACTTAGAATTGAATCAGGAGAAGCAAGTTCAGCAGAACTTAATGTAGCTAGACAATTTCTAAAAGACAATGGAATTGATTCAAGTTTACAGCAAGATAACCCTCTTATAAATTTAGCTAAAACACTACCATTTGATCAAAATATAAAGACAGGATAACCAATGCAAAATATGGAAGATATCACCGTCCTTATAAAGGATGTGGGATTTCCTATTGCCGCAGCTATTGGAGCTGGAGCGGCTGTATGGTTAATGATCTCATGGTTAAAGTCCTCGCTTGTTTCTAAGCTAGACCAAAACAATACCATGATTATTAAATTAATAGACAGATGCAGAGCATTAGACAACTCAATTGTAAGATTAGAATTACTTATGAGATTAATGAATGACCTTCCTCCAGATTGGGAAAGAACTGGTAAACTAGATCCTGAAGATAGACGAAAGGATTAATAATGCTTTTAGCAGATGGATTTGATAAAGCGTTTCTAGGTACAGGTAGACAGTTTAATAAAGAAATTGCAGTCTACGATTATGAAAAATGTATTGAAATATTAGCTGAAGATATGGGGTATGAAGATGCTGTTGAGTATTTTGAGTACAACGTAGTTGGATCGTATGTTGGGGAAGAGACTCCAATATTTTTAAATCGTGAGCCTTTAACAATCTATGGATGATCGTTTAAATGATTTTCGTAATTTTTTATTCCTTGCATGGGATCAACTTGGTCTACCTGACCCTACTCCTATCCAATACGACATTGCAGATTATATTCAGAATGGCCCTAAGAGACGTTGCATTCAGGCCTTCAGGGGTGTTGGCAAATCTTGGATTACTTCTGCTTACGTTTGTCATCAGCTTCTTCTTGATCCTACTAAAAACATTCTGGTCGTATCTGCTTCCAAACAAAGAGCTGATGATTTTAGTACCTTCACCCTCAGATTAATTGAGGATATGCCAATTCTTCAACATTTACGCCCCCAGGATAATCAGCGAAATAGTAAAATAGCATTCGATGTCGGGCCAGCCCCAGCTAGTCACGCTCCTTCGGTAACCTCTAAAGGTATTACATCTCAGATTACAGGGGCTAGGTCTGACTTGATTGTTGCTGATGATATTGAATCATTAAACAACAGTGCCACTTCTTCTATGAGAGATAAATTATCAGAGTCCATCAAGGAATTCGATGCAGTTCTGAAACCTAATGGGAACATCATTTATCTAGGCACTCCTCAAACAGAACAATCTATTTACAATGTCCTCCCAGAACGAGGATATGAGATAAGAATATGGCCTGCTAGAGTCCCTGATCCTAAAAAAGCAGTAGGGTACGGCAACAAGTTAGCTCCTATTGTAGCCTCTAGAATTGATTCTGAGCCATCTGAAGAAAATCAACCCACTGACCCCAAGAGATTTAATGAATTCGATCTCATGGAACGTGAGGCTTCCTATGGACGTACAGGGTTCTCCCTTCAGTTTATGCTGGATACTTCTCTATCAGATGCAGGAAGATACCCACTCAAATTAGCTGATCTTTTAATTATGTCTTTGAACCACGAAACAGCCCCAGAAAAAGTAATATGGTCAGCTCATCCTGACTACATCTGTAAAGATTTACCCAATGTAGGATTCAATGGTGATCGACTGTACAGACCAATGGCTATACAAGGCGACTGGATTCCGTATAAAGGCTCCGTGATGGCAATTGACCCTGCGGGTAGGGGATTGGATGAAACCGCTTACGCAGTCGTCAAGATGATTAACGGGCAACTCTTCCTTACTGACTTTGGAGGATTTGATGGAGGGTATTCTGAAGACACTCTCAAAGCCCTGTCTACCGTAGCAAAAGATCAACAAGTAAACAAAGTGATTATTGAATCAAACTTTGGAGATGGGATGTTTACTCAATTACTTAAACCAGTTATGGGGAAAGTACATAGAGTCACTATGGAAGAAGTAAAACATTCGACCCAAAAAGAACGAAGAATCTGTGACACCCTAGAACCTGTCATGAATTCTCATAAATTAATTGTGGATGAAAAATTAATATCAAAGGATTACCACAGTACCCAACACAAAGCACCTGATAAAGCCTTGAAATATCAATTGTTCTATCAGATGACTAGGATTACCAGAGATAAAGGATCATTGGCCCATGATGACAGACTGGATGTACTTTCAATGGCCGTTGGATACTGGGTGGAACAGATGGCTAGAGATGTTGACGAAGTTATGAAATCTGATAAAGAAGATAAATTAAAACAAGAACTTGAAGATTTTACTAATAGTGCCATCGGATATCGGAGAAAAAACTCATGGATGAATCGAAACTAATTAATATTTGCTGGAATTTGATTGAAGTATATGAAAAATATCTATTAGATAAAGCCACTGCTAAACAATTAGCTGAAGGCTTCTTAATGCTACTAGATGTGCTTCCAGAAGATATGGATAAGTCTATGGATAATTATTAAATTATCTGGGGCGATGCTCAATCATGGACTCAGTGAACACTATTTACTAGGTCAGCTCCCCTTGCTTCCTCATATTTTGGGGGGGAAAGGGGGGGCTTAGACTCATCAGGATCTAGTGAACAGGTATAACTACAATATTAATAAGGACTTATGTTCTTTATCTTTTTATAGAGGTATATATGAATAATATAAACATAGGGCCTTATGATATTTTTATTAATAAAACTAGATTGGATGATGATACTTTTGGTGAATATAGTCCTTTTCCTCATCCTGTTATTCATGTTGATGATCGGTTAAGTCCTAAGATTGAATCTTGTACTGTTCTTCATGAAATCTTTGAAGCTATTACTGATATTTATGAACTTCCATTAACTGAATGTCATATCAGAGTATTAGAAGCAACACTGGCCCAGGTAATAAAAAGTAATCCTAAGTATTTTCAAACACTTGTTAATGATATTTGTGGCGATACTTTTGACCAAAAAATCTGAGAACCTATCATTATATATGGAATGCGCGCACACCCCCCATAGCCCCTAAGATTTGACGCGCACAGCCTCAGAATCTGCCACATAATCCGCTTAACTGCTGTATAAATAGAAAAAACATAAGACTATAAATCCTATACAGGTATTTTTTTTAATATTCTGTCTGTGTTTTTATTGGGGCGTTTTTTTTATTTTTATTAAAGTAATCTATTGACATACGTCGAAATACTTTTTAAGGTAAAAAAAAAATTGGTTTCATTTAACAAGAAGGAGGAAACCACAATGAGTATTCAATACATCGCAACAACTAAAGAATGGTTTGATAGAGTTAATGGAGTTACTTACTTCAGTACTCAAATCGAAAACTTAAAAACTGGTAATATTACTAAAGTTCCTTTTCAGAATGGTTACGGTAATCACGCCGAGTTATTAACCAAGCAAATTGTAGGAACTCTAACGGATCAAGTTCCAGTTATTAAACATATTAAAATTAATAAATGCCTAAAGCGTGATGTAGTAGCCCACGGTGAGTAATTAGGTCGATATAGCAAGCATTGGTATTTGTATCAGTGCTTGTAATATTGCTCTAATAGTGGAGTAATACAAGAAGGAGACATATATTATGTCTATAAAAAGTGATACGGAATTATTTAAAAAAGCATTGTCAGGTATTAATTCAATACCGTATGATGATAATACATTATTTAAATATTTTAATGCTAAAGGTGACGATTTTAATGGGCGTCCTGATGAATTAAATCAGGCAGTGTCTAGAGGTTTATATATAGCCACGCATGAGCCTGAAAATTTTAATACATGGAATGAGGGTTTTACAATGGGTACGGGATGGAGTATTCAAACATTATCCGCTTACTTAGTAGAGACTCTAGAGAAAGAAGGTGCGCTGTGAATACTCAATTAAAAACATCTAAAATCACATTAGATAGAGAGTCTATTGATTATTTTATAGAACATTTTCCATGCAGTGGATTACATGGTGAGTACGATTTAAGGGTAGATTTAGACGCTTTAGACGCTACTAATGGGGATTTATTACACGTAGAAAGAGTCGTTAATGATGTACCAATAGATCAAGATCAAGAATGGTTGCAGGGCGTAGATGGTGTAGCTTTATCGGCTTTAATTACTGACATACGAATCAAAGAGGGGGTGTGCTGTGACTGATAAAGATTTATATCTATCTTGGTTTAATGACTTCTTATCGTTTGATTACTTTGTTGAATACTATCAATACGCTAACGGTGGTACGCCTGAAAAACCATTCTTAACAATGGAAAGATGGAAAAAAATACATGCTTTTTATACAAATATAAATCATGTAATTACTGGTCGATTACCTGAGTATATAGAGGGGGTGTCTGATGAGTAATGACTACGAACCTAAGTGGCACTGCAATTCATGCGGTAGCTGTGATGTTCAGATTTTAAAAGAAGCGTGGTTTGACCCGAATACTGACGGAGGAGTATGGTCAGACGCTAACTTCATTGAAGACATCGAGTCCTCCAATTCTAGAGAATGGTGCTGCAAGTGTAATGACGAAACCACTTTAATTTGTCATAAAACCATAAAAAATATAAATAAACCAATAGAAGTTTTTTATAAATTAGATGATGACGGCCTTTTAAATTATCACAGCAAATCAAAGTTTGAAATTGTAGTTAATATGTATGACGAAAAAAATATTTCGGACGAGGACGAGATGAAAGAAGGTGTTAGAGATTCGCTATGGCGCATAGAAGTTTTTAAAAAGGAGGTGTCCGATGGGTAAAAAATTATATAAAATAAAAGTGGACGGTTACTTCACTCAAACAAAGCAAGTAACCACATATATCGAAGCAGATTCAAAGGATGATGCTCTTAATCGTGCCAGTAAAAAAGCACATTACTACCTTAGTAATGATGAGGGAGTATCTGGAGATCATTGGGATAATATTCCTACAAACATTTCATGTAGTCTTGACGATTATACGATTGTTTCTTGCAGGGAGGTGTCCGATGAGTGAAAAATTTAAATGGGAATACGAATTGAGTGGTTTTTATTGTGATGAATTGGAAACAATTCCTAATGTGTCACACGCTGTAATCTTCGGGGAAAACAGTCTCGCTCCTATTGCGAAGTCGGAAGCAATTTTAACCGATGATGTCTTTGATTTTCCAAATGTCATACTAGACGAGAAGCCTATAAAATACGCAGCCGTCATCAAGTATGGTACTAGTGAAATCCTAGGAATGGTTCATGTTTACGATCCAGAGGTGTACGATGAAAAGGAGAATCAGGGATGAAAATACCACGGTCATGGAAGACCACGCAAACTGATT